TTAACTTCATAAATGGTGTGAGGAAATTTACCCAAGCCTCATCATTCTTGGGAAGATACTTAAAGAGACCATCATCCATCATCATTCTCATTAAGTTCTTATAACCCCTATCGGTGGGGTCAATCGTGTCATTATAAACTTGCTCCACAAATTGTTTGGAGTCCTCTGTTAGTAATGGATTAGTCAAATCAACTATCTTTTTATTTGTAATATAAAACTCTTCTCCAAATATACCACTTTTTGTCTTACCAGTCAAAATATTTGTTAAACTTTTAATAGGTTTGTTTTGCGTGATGTTTCGGGCATTATTTAATATTTCATCAATAGTGCATGATTTAGACAGCATTTCAGGAAATAATTTTACTAACGTTTTCTCCCCCAATCCCTGAATCCCATCAATATTATCTGACTTATCACCAACAAAAATTTTACATACCGCAACATTATAATGTGGTATCTCAACCTTGTTTAACGTAATCATATCACCATTCTTATAGTATTGTTTAGATACTGGTGAATAAATTGTTACTCTTTCTGATATTAATTGGGTGAGATCTTTATCACCTGAGAAGATGATAATTTGTTCGTCTTTTGCAATCTGACAATAGTATGCTATTAGGTCATCAGCTTCGTTGTTATCAATCTCAACTTGTCTAATGAATACTTCTTCCAAATATTCCTTAACTCTACCTCTTTGAGTAAGGTATGATTCATAAATTTCATCAGTACCTGTTTGAGTTCTATTTGCTTTGTATTGGGGATATATTAATTTTCTTGCGGATGAGTTAGATTCTCCATCCCACATCACAATCACTTTATCATGATTATGTTCTTCTAAGAACTTACGAAGTATATTGATGAAGTGAAACACTCCACCAATATGATTACCGTCGTAAAAAAGTTCTTTTGCTCCGTGAAAGCCTATTTTAAAAAGATTGTTACCGTCTACTAAAAGTGTTTTGGTCACTTTATTTATTTAATCCGTGAGTAAAATTGTGTCTATTCTGTAATGTCATCACCCGATTCTTCTAATACAATTTCACCTGTACCAGAAAGAATTCCATTCCAATATTGGGAATACTCTTTCTTATAAGTTTCTAACGCTTCTTTAGTATCATCAATATACCCTTGAGGAACCGCAATTAATTTACCGTCATTATATCCCAAACCATTTACGTGGTTCTTTAAAATTGAAATCTTAGTTCTGATTGCATATCTCACAGTTCTTCCTCCTTTGGTTGCCGTAATGTGGTTTATGCCAGCACTTGCTTGGTTACCAAAAAGAAATACTAATGAAGACGCTAACCATAATGCTTCTCCACCTTTCGCTTTGATTGTTGGTTGTCCAAATGGATTGTCTGGAAGAGCAACCCATGGCTGATTAACAACCACCAAAGTATTATAATAAGCGTAATCTTCTTTCTTTGATTTAGAAATCCTTGAGTGAACCCCCATACCAATCTTATCTGCAAGTGTTGCCGCGTTATGTTGCTTCCCACCCTTGCCATCAAAAGTCATTTTACAAGGAATAGATCCAACTGAATCCCAAAGAAATAAAATAGATTGTGGTATGTCCCCTTTCTCTTGAGCATCTAATACTTCATTAATAAAGTCAGTAACTTGTTCAATATAATCAAATCCATCATTAAAAATAAAATCACCATCCCACTCACCATCCGAGTTCTTTTTGGCATTCAATCCCAATTCAACAGCATGTTCCCAACTCCATTTCTTTTCAGTAATAATAAAGACAGGTAAATGACCTTTTTTTTGAGCGTCAGCAGCTGCCAAAATCATAGCGGTTGTTTTAGAACTATTACTATGTCCCAAGAACATATTAATACCTCCCATAACAGGACCTGGTAATCCACTTGCACTCAAGAAAGATTCACCACAGTTGTAGTAATTTGTTTCTTTATATTTTGTTTTTGTTGAGAACTTATCTTTAAATCCAGCAACACCTTCTTTTTTCTTAATTCCCGCCATTATCTATTTTTTTAATGTTTGGTAATTTATTTATTTTGTTTGGTCTATAAAACATACTATCTTCTTCATATAAAGTTCCTATTTCTTCTTCATGAAAAGTTATCAATCTAAGACCTAATTCACCTTCTTCATTCTCTTCCTTTAACATACCAAATAAAACTGTATCACCAATTTGTTTTGCTCTGCCAGAAAAATATCCCTTATCTTTTAATTGACTCAATATCTCATAAGATAATGTTTTATTATCTCTTGATTGTAATTCAATTTCTTCTTTAAATGTCATAATAGTATAATAAAAGGGTGGAGTATTAACTCCACCCAATATAATTTAGAATGGTAAATCTGTATCAATTTCAGCATCCGCTTGTGAGTCAACCACTTTAGCAGGTGATGATTTCTTACTACCACCCATAGATGTTGTACTTTCACTTGAGTCACCATAAGCATATCCACCTTTTTCAGTATCCCATTTTGGAGTTTCTCCACGAGCAATTGCTTCAAGATATTCAACAGGTTTTTTAGAATAAACATCCAACCAAGTTAATTCATCATTAACCCAAGCCTTCAATTGAGCATCTTCCGCGTGAAGTAAAGTTGGGTCATCATGCATAATAGTTGATACCGCAGTGTACTCTTTACCATTTGGAGCTTTTGATTTGTTTAACTCAATGATAAGATCACGTCCTTTTTCAGCGTCAGTAATATCACCTTTGTTTCTCCAAATCGGAATGATTTTATCCAAGATACCATCATTCTTATAGTTGTGCTTAAATCTCCAAAACTTTGGACCATCTTCTTCGTGGTCTCTATCAATAACCTTAACAATATAAAACTTACGAGACTTATACTGTTTTGCTAATTCTTTATCAGAATCTTTACCTGTAGACATCAACTCTTCATAAACCTCATTTAAAGGTGAACGTTCGTTGTCATTTTTTGCTGGATCGTAAAACTTTTGCCATTGTCCACCTACTTGGATTTCGTGGTACCATGCTTCTTTAAATGGTGAAGAACCATCTGTTGTTGGAAGAATCCTTATTTTCCTTTGTCCTGATCTCTCTTTATCACTAAGGATTAAAGCGAAATACTTTTTCATTCTTTCGTCTTGCGACATTTTGAACTGCGGGCCTGCCCCTTGTTGTTTTGTTTTTTCATACTGTGCCAATACGGCGTCTAATACATTACTCATATTTATATGTTTTTTTGTTCTATAAATATAAGTGAATATATCCCTTATGTCAAATAAAAAAGGTCATCTTCCGATGACCTTCACTATTTTTATTTTTTTTTACATTAAATCGTCTTCAGTTGGTTGGAAAGATTTTTTAATATCATTTTGATTAATATCTGAAACTTGATCTGAAGTTAAAACATAATCATGTTTTCCTGTTTTTTCCATCTCTTCTTGCTTGTCTGTGAAAAAATCTGATAACTTTTGATTAAAAGGATATGAATCATAAGTTCTCAACTCCAATTTTTCTTGTGGAGTTTTCTCTCTGTATTTCTCAATCTTCGCTTCAAGTGTATTAAGTTTAGACATAATCTGATCCATCTCACCCAATCTTGATTCCAATTTATTTAATTGACCAAATAAATTTTCAAAATATTCATCTTGTTTTGTTTGGATACTTTTTTGAGAATCAACTAATTCAGTAATATCTAATTCACCTGATTCGTTACTATCATCTTTCTTTTCTTCAGATTCACCATCATCATCAATCTTCTCAACATCAGGATCATTTGCAATATCAATAGGTTGAGGCGTTGTTGGTGCCGGTGGAGGTGGAGCACCGGCTCCTGCATCAGGTGCTGGTGGTGGTGCAATTGCACCTAAATCAGCTCCCGGATCTGGTGGTGGAGGTGGAGCAGCATCTAAAGCTTGTTCCATTATGTACTTATCTATACTTCTATATCTCTGTATTTCTTTAATAATTTTTTTATCTAAGCTCATGTTTTTATCCGTTTAAAAGTTGTTTTATTCCTCTTGATGTTTCAACTCTAACTTTTCTGTTAGCTGTTGTTTGATGTCCCGCTCTTTCAATTAGTCCATCTCTTTCTCTTACTGTATAACAATCACCAGTATCCAAGTCACAAACTTGTTTACTTCCGTCACCGTTATCTTCCTCAGAATATCTTACTGATTTTCCAAGATAATTGTTTAATGCTGATTTTATGTCCATAAAAATCTTTTTATATAAATATACTAATTCACAGTTAAATTAACTTTTTAATATTTTGAACTTGTATACTGAGTTTATTTGTTTTTTATTTTTGTCTGTTGGTATTGTTGTTAAAAACACTGATCCAAGTATTTCTTTTGTATTTTTAATTTCTTCATCTGTAAATTTTCCACTTTTTTCTATCAAATCCGCAATATCAGACGAATCAATAAAGAACGATTGCCTATTGGTTGAAACATATCCAGTTCCAATAAATCCGGATTCTTTCATCATTATTTTATTTATTGAATTGTTCGCACCTAGTTCATAATTGAATAATTGTAATTGAATATTCACACTTTCAGTTATATCCCATATTCCATCAACATTACT